CTACGGCCTTTATCAAGGTACGCGGAGACAACTCGCTAACAATGAATGTAACGACACAGCCAAATGGCAATGTAAACGGAGCAACAAGGTACGGCAGCGAAATGGCGATTGCTCTTGACATGCTTGGCCTCTACCGACGGATGCGCTAATGGCAGGACGCACCGGCGTACGCGCTACCTTATACAACTGGTTAAGCACAGGAAACATTACCGGACTCAATCAGGTCTTTACAAGCTTCCCGAAGCGCATTAACTACCAAGTCAATTCCCAAGCCGGACAGTTAAGCAGAGCAGCGGTAGTTATCTTTATACAGAGCGAGCGCGAAAACCGCCTAGCAATCGGAGGAGCAACTAACGGCTGGAAGAGAGTAGATTACTCAGTCATCTTGCAGGTGTACCAGCACTCAATGGAGCGCAACGCGGAAGCAGCAATGACAGCGTTCGACACACTTATAGACTCAATCAAGGCACGCCTAAGAGCAGACCACAATTTCGGCGACGCGACAGGCACGCTAGTTTGGCAGGGAGCAGAACCGGCAATCAACACTCTTTACGGAGAGCCGGCAACAAGCGAAGGCGGTGCGACGGAGACCTTCGCTGAGATACAATTCGACGTAACAGAAATGATTCAAGCATAGGAGCAGCATGATAATCAAAAATGAAGGTCACGACGAGCGTGTCTATCCTACGCTTGGCGTAACTCTAAAAGCCGGAGAGTCTTACGACGACGCGAAAGCAAAAGTAACCGCAACATCAACCGAAACAACAGCACCGTCAGCCGCGTCTGACTCAACCGTAAAAGAGGTGAAGTAATGTCAGTACAACAATCCGTACGCTCGTACCTTGGTATCGCTAAAGAAGTTACCAAAGGCACAGCAGTAACTCCAACAGATTTCATTCCCGTAATGAAGGACAGCATTAAGCCTGCCGACATTATCGACCCGCTCTACGACACAGGATTGCGTGGCTCAAATGTAGTGAACTACAACTACATTCCCGGACGCACTCGTTCAACTTTCGACTTCGGCGGCGCAGTATTCGCTGACACAGTCGGCTACTCACTAGCAGGGTTGTTGGGGTCTGTGGCTACAACAGGAGCTTCTGCACCTTACACTCACACAATTTCATTGAAAAACAGCGCAGTTGCAGCAGCAGATGACCAGCCAATTTCATACACATTGACTGACTTCTACGCAGCAGCAGTACGCGCATACCCGGGCTGCCAATTCTCAGATTTCTCATTGAAGTTCAGCGCAGACGGATTACTTCAGTACGACGCAAAGACAACAGGATTTCTTTCAGCGGCAGCGGCAACACCGACACCATCATTCTCAACTGTTTTGCCTACACCTGTTTGGCAAGGAACTGTCAGCATTGGCGGGTCTGCTGTCTCAACATCAATGGACGGCAGCATTGAAATGAAGCGCGCTGTGACACCTGTTTACGGTATCTCACAAACGCAAGACCCTTTCAGCGTGTTCCTCGGTCCACTAGAGACAACAGGCAAAATCACCTTCATCATGGAGGACAACACAGAATTAACTCGCTACTTGACTAACACTCAGCCGGCGATTGTTCTCAACTGGGCATACGGCGCAGGAGCAGCAGCAGTTCAGATTCAAGCAACAATCACAAAGGGTGCTTACACAGCAGCGGTGATTGAGCGCGGTCAAGACTTCGTGCAGGTTTCTGTGGACATTAACGCCATGGGTAATACAACTGACGCAGGTTCAACAGCCGGTTTCAGCAACATCAAGTGGGTACTCCAGAACGCAAAGCCTTCCGGTACTTACGCATAAATAGTTCCAAGCATCGGGGTGTTAGGTTGATTGCGAACGCCTTCCCGCAATCCCGCACCCCGATGCTCTATCTAGTACGATTACAGGAAGGCAAACAAACATGGAGGCAAAAATGTCAAAGAAAATCACACTACCAACAGGCGCAACAGTAACTCTCAAAGACCCTTCAACCCTGCGCGTTAAAGACCGCAAGAAGGTAATGAAGACAGCAGATACAGCCGAAGGCGGAGACCTATCAAAAGCGTTAGCACTCGGTGACGCACTACTGGCAATGCTGATTGAGGATTGGTCATTCGATTTGCTTATCCCTTCAATTAAATTGGAGACGCTAGACGAATTGGAAATGAGAGATTACGACTACTTAGTGGAGCAAACGAAAGATTCTCAAAAGGAATTGTTCCCAACTCTCACAGCTTCAGAACAGAACGAGTCCGACCCAAAAGCGCCTATCGCCAACTCCAACGGCTAAAATGGTTGCTTGAAGGCGGACACCGGCACGAAGATTTTGAGTATCCCGACCAGCAATGGTTCTACTTTACAATGGCAGATAGGTTTGGTTGGACACCAAGCCAAGTAGACGAGTTACCAGCCAATTTGGCTGACTGGCTCGTGGCTATTGCAGCAACGGTGGAGGAAGTAAAAGCAGAGAGGTTGTAGTAATGGGCGCAGTTATCATACGCAACCTTTCTGATGTACTTGCCGGGTTAGAAGTTCAAGAGGACAGATTAGAAAATGCGGCTCAAACTGCAATCGCTACCGCTGGTTTCGCAGTCCAACGTCAAGCACAGAAAAATGCAAACACAGGAACTCACCCGAGAAGGCAAGGACACATTCCCGGAACTGGTCCGGGTCCGAACGTAGTCACAGGAACTTTACGCCGGTCAATCAGAACTGATGTGAAATACGGATTCGGCAGTTACATCGCGGTTGTCGGAGCAGACACAGAGTATGCTAGGGCTGTGGAACTAGGTTCACCGCGTTGGAAGAGTGGAGTAAAATACCCTTATCTAGCGCCTGCTGCTATTGAACTCATTAGCAACGGCACATTAAACCGAGTGTTCACAGCAGCATTCATCAAGGCAGTAAGGGGATAGCATGAGCAACGCAATCCCACCAATTCTCGTACAAATTGCAGCAGATGTATCTCAATTAAAAGCCGGGTTAGCACAGGCCGAAGCAAGCATTAAGGGCATGAACAGTACCGTTGCTACGGCGGACACCGGCATGCAAAAAATGCTCGGTACCGCCAAAACAATGGCGGCTACTTTAGGTGTGGCGTTCGCAACGACGCAGATTGTGCAATTCGGTAGAGAGACAATCATGGCCGCTTCCAACATGGCCGAAGCAGCTTCTAAAGTCGGCGTCGTATTTGGAGAAAACGCTCAGACAGTTTTAGATTTCGGTGCAAATGCGTCAAGTTCAATAGGACTATCTGAACGAGCAGCACTCACAGCAGCGGGAACATACGGCAATTTATTTCAAGCGCTAGGCGTGGCAAGAGGCACAGCGACAGAGATGTCCACAAGCCTAGTTACCTTAGCGTCAGACTTGGCTTCATTTAACGACACAAATGTAGATGACGCGTTAAACGCATTACGCTCAGGTTTATCAGGCGAGACTGAACCGTTAAAACGATTCGGTGTGGCGCTCAACGAAGTAACCTTAAAAAACAAGGCATTCGAAATGGGCTTCGGCAACATCAAGGGTGTCATGGATCCAGCAATCAAAGCGCAAGTAACTTACGCCTTGGTAATGGAACAAACAAAGATGGCTCAGGGCGATTTTGCGAGAACGCAAGAAGGCACAGCAAATACAATGCGCGAACTAACAGCTAAGTTCGACGAAGCAAAAGTCGCACTCGGCGAAGCACTAATGCCAGCGTTCAGAGCAATTCTAGGAGTATTAAAATTACTGATTCCTGTGCTAACAGCAATAGGTAAATTCTTCAAAGAAAATGCAGACGCAATAAAAATGCTTGCAATACTTGTCGCTGGCGCAACGACTGCATTTCTAACTTTCAAAGCAGTCATGATTGCAGTTAGAACAGTAAGCGCTGTGTACACAGCGGTGCTTGCCGCGCAAGCGGCAGGATTTACTGTTGCTCAATTAGCGGCACTTAATTTCAGAACCGCTATTCAAGTACTCAATGCTGCGATGCGAGCAAACCCTATCGGATTGATTGTTACCGCATTAGCATTACTAGCAGCAGGATTTGTACTCGCTTGGAAGAAATCCGAGACATTCAGAGAAGTAGTAATCAAAGGCGTTCAAATAATTCTAAATTGGTGGGCGCTCCTTATCGAGGGCGTAGGCAAACTAATCGGCTTGTTCGCTAAATTACCCGGACAGGGCTGGGCTAAGGGAATCGCGCAAGGCGCGCAAGACGCAGCAGACAAAATCAAAATTACAAGCAAGAATTTGTCTGACCTAAAATCAAACTTTAAGGGCATGGGTAACGTATCCATGACTACTGGTACTGCCGGCGTTAGCGGCGGAAGCGTCGTAACACAGACAACAAGCATAAACGCAGGCGCACTAGCAGCAGCAGAAAAGGCTGCAAAAGAAAAACTAAAGATTCAAGAAAAGGCTGAAAAAGACCTTAAAGACCTCAAAGAAAAATTTGCACAGATACAAAAGAATTACGACGAAGATGTATCTGAGGCTCACAAGCGTGAATTGAAATCCAGAGTTGAGGCGCAAAAGCAATTCAACAACAGAATGAAAGACCTTAACGAAGCCTACGCTGAACAACAAATAGAAATAGAAGCGGAACACAGCACGCGCCTAATTAAGATTGAAAACGATTACGCCGAGTCAGTCATTGAAATCAAGGCAAACTTTGCCGAGAAAATGAAACAAATCGTTCAGGACAATGACGACGCGATTGCAGACATCACCGCAAATCA